GTTGCCCGTCACCTCGCGCTCGACGCGGCAATAGACATTCGTCACGAGGTTGCCCTCGCTGTCGATAATCGGCTTTTCCCAGCGTGCCAGTACCATCATCACCCTCAGTTGATCTGCCCGCCGCGCCGGTCGCCCGCGCTGCCCACCGTGTTGATCTTGCTCAGTCCGTCGATCGCATTGCCGGCCGCGCCGCCATTGCCCTTGCCCACGTCGCTGCTGCCTTGCCCGTTCTGCCCAGCCAGCCCCGGCCCGCCGCCATCACCGCCGCGCCTGGTGCCGTCATCTTCTGGGCCTGCGAAGAAGTTATTGTTGGTCCAGCCATGCCCGCCCGCGCCGCCTGCACTGGCCGTGCCTGCCGCACCATCGCGCCCCGCGCCCGGACCGACGCCGCCCGCCCCCCCTACCGTGCCCGCACCACCACCACCGCCGCCGCCTTTGTGGTCTGGCGGGTTGCGGCAAGGGCCGCCGCCGCCGCCGCCGCCACCGCCCCACAGCGCGCCATCGGCGTCGGTGAGCTCGATTTCGGCGCGGACCAGCAGCGCCGTGCCACCCGCCGATCCGTTCGTGCCGGGCACGTCGCCATTGCCATCCGCACCGGTACCGCCCGCGCCGCCCGCGCCTTGCACCGTGCCCAGCACGTTGACCTCGAGGATAACGGTCTGCACCGTCACCGTGCCGCTGCCAGACGAGCTCGCCGTCTTGTCGAGCGTGATCTGGCTCAAGCTGTCGACGCTCAATATTTTCGATCCGGCCTGGATACCCGTACCGTAAACCCGCATCCCGGCCGCCAGCCCGGATGTGTTGACGCTGAGCCCGGTCAGGATTGCACTGCCGCTTGTGCGCGTTGCCGTCTGCGCCCGCGTCGGCCACGTGCCGGTGTCGAGTGCCGGGCCGGCCGTCGAGCTCGCGCCCACCGTCACGCCCTCGGCAATCAGCAGCGTCACCGTCTCGCCGCCCAACGGCGCAGGATAAAGCGCATCGTGCAGGTCGCGCATGTTCAGGTCGTTCACGTCATAATCGATCGTGATGCCGCGCTCGGTCGTATCCTCGCCCGCAAGCTGCATTTCCTCGGCTTCGATTTGCCAGCGATCCTTGAGCGCCGTCAGCCTGACAATCTGCACCGGCACGGTTTCGGCCGTGCCATCGGCCTGCTGTTCAGTGCGCCAGCTCAGCGAGTAGAGATTGCCAAGGCTCGGCGCCGGGCTCACTACCCCGCGCATCACTTCGAACACAAAGCGCCGAGGCGGCACCTTGAAACGGCTGACCAACAACTCGCCTACCCGCTGCGCAGCCGAGGTGCCGCCGGTCGGAATCCACCGCGCCCACACTTCGCGGATGGCCGCGCTGCCATAGTTTGCTTCGTTGTCGAGGTCGGCGACGACGCGCACCTGCGCAAAATTGTCGGTTTCGTCGCTGCCTTTCACAGGGTTCTTGCGCGCAAAAAACACCCGCACCTGGCTGATGCGCGCATCGGGCTGGTCGGTTCGCTGGAAGGTGCCCGGCAGCATGTTTTCGGCGCTGAAGGCCTGCGCATCGGGCGTCAGCGCGCGGATCACGCGCAGCCTGATCTTGCCCGCTAGGTCATCCCACCAGATGGAAAGCCCCGCCTCCACCATCAGCTCGCCCACCAGCTGCGCCACCGGCATCGGATCGCCGATCACCGTGGTGTAATTGCGCCCTAGGTACGCGGCGATTTCGGCTTCCCACTCGCTCAGGTTGATGTAGCTCGCCGGCACCCCGCCATAGGTCACCATCAGGTCGTAAATCGCATCAGCCGGGTCGGCGGCGCTGTAGCGCAACACCTGCTGCACCCGGTCCTGCGCCGAATGCGCCTCGGCGCTTGTGCCCAGCTGCCCGCGCGTCAGCGTCAGCACGTCGCCCGCGCGCGTAAACGCGGCAATCTCGCTGCCGCCGATCGCCACGTAGCCCGATGCGGCATATTCGGTGTTGCCAATGCCGGCCGGGGTCAGAGTTGCCGAAGTCGCCACATCGGTGATGTCCGCCGTCAGCCGCCCGGTGTTCAGCACCGGCGCCTGCGCCCGGTCGCCCGCCAGCATGCGCAGCGGGTCGATGGCCGTCACGGTGAACTTGCCATCCACGCTCGGCCCGTTGGTCGCCTCCACCACAAAGGTGCGGCATTCCATGTCGGCGAGCGCCTGGTCGGCAAAGCCCTGGTACCAGCGGAGCTCGACACCGCGCAGATACGGATAGCGCGCGCGAAACCGGCCGAACAGCGTGCCCTGCCCGCGCGGGTCGTAGCCGCGGCTCGCCTGGTAAGGGTCGAACCCCGCGCCGGTGTCCGAGTGCGGCATGTCGCGCAGCGTCACCGTCACCGTTGCGCGCTCGCCCAGATCCTGCCCCGGCTTCAGCACCGCCGGGTTGAACGCCACGCTCACCACCAGCGGCAAGGCTTCGATGGTGAGGTCGCGGTACGGCCGATCTTCCGAAACCCGCAGCGTTACGCTGGTCGCCGAATAGTTGGCGGCGTCCTGGCAGGTGGCGAGCGTGTTGAAGCATTTTGCATCGCCCGTCACGCCGATCGCGGCCGTGCAGGGCGCCACGCCATAAACCCGCGCGCAAATCGGCAGGTCGATTTCGACATACTGGATGGCCTCGCGCACGCTCACGTCACGATGCCCCCGAAGCTGAGCGTCAAATCAACGTAATTCTTGTTCAGCATCGAAAAGCGCGGGCTCGCGTCTTCCGTCAGCCAGCAATAAGCCACGTCATCCGGGTGCTGGTCGGGGTCCCACACGAAAAAGCAGGCCGCGCCCTGGTTCGCCGCCAGCACGAACTCGGCAAGGTTCGCGTCGTACCAGCTCGCGCCCAGCATCTTGAACTGTGCCGTGCTGCCGGCCGCCGCATTGGTGACGATGGCGCCGAAATAATCGCCAGCTTCGTTGCGCCCGTTTAGTTTCTCGCGCGTCACCGCCCGGTGCAGCGGCACGAAATCCGCCTGCAGGCCCTTCTGCATCTGCACCAACTTGCCCACATGCAGCACCGCCATGTCCGGCGCCGCCGTGCCGGCCGCAAGCCGCACCCTGAGCCCGATGATCGTCGCCGCATCGAAGCGCAGCACCAGCGGCGCATCGTCGGCGGGCAGCACGGGCGCGAACACTTCCGTCCACACCGCGCCGGGCTCGGCCGTCAGTGTCTCGACGGAAACCTCTATCCCGGCCGTGCCGAGATTGTGCCGCGCGATGCCGACATAATCGATCTCGTCATCGAGGTCGCTCACCGTCACCAGCAGCTCTGCCGCGCTGCCGCCCACCCATCTTTCGATGGTCGACGGCGTCGAAAGGTTGGTTACCGGGTAGCCGCTGGCCGCCGATGTGGCTGTCAGGTTCCCGAACGCCACCACATTGTGCCAGCCCACCAGCGGATACCACGCGGCATAGGTGTCGACGGGCGTGACGACGAGGCTGGGCGAAATGAAAAGCGCCATGCTGTGCCCTTTCAGGCCCCGTTGACATGCGAAATGGTGATCTGCTTGCCCTGCATGCCGAGCGCGCTTTGCAGCTCGTTGAGCAGCCCCATCACGCCTTGCGCGCTGAAGCTGTTGCCGGTGAGCGAAATGCTAACGCCCTGCGTGACGCCGCCTGTGCCGGTCGCGGCGCTGCCCGCGTTCGATCCGCCGGCGATGGAAGTGTCAAGGCTCTTCGATGTCGGCGAGGTCGACGCGATCTTCTGGATCTGCGCCGCCATGGCGGCAGCGTGCAGCCCGGCCATGCCGATATTGAACGGAAAGGCGTAGGAACCGAGCGTCTTGGCAATGCCGGCCGCGCCGTCCAGCACTGCGCCGGCAATCTTGGCTTCCTTGCTGTCCTCGAAAATCTGCCCCAGCAGCGTCGAGGCCTCGCTTGCCATATCCCACATCGAGCTCTTGATTTCGGCATTGCCCGCGACCGAATCCGCCGCCGCCTTGCCCGCCGCCTTGCCCAGCTTGCCCAGCGAGTCGGTGGTTGCGTCGGCCGCCTCGCGCGCCGCTGCAAGATCCTTGGCGCCCTTGGCGATTGCGTCGAATGCACCGCCCAGAAAGTCTGTGTTGAACACCGAATCGAAAGAACCGAGCATGTCTTGCGCCACGCTTGCGACTACGCCCTGGTACGGGTTTTCTACTCCTGCAAACTTTACCGCCCCAAGATCACCCGCAAGCCCAACCGATTTTTGGAAATCATTGATAAGATTGATCGTTCCATTGATCATGCTTTCGACGCCGCCGATAACATTGTTTACTGTCGTAAAAACAATGTCACCAATCACCGCCGGAAATGCGGACCAATATATCTTGAGTGCGTCAAATGCGCCCACAAACGTGCCGACAATCAAATTGCCCGCCGTCTTGATGTACGGCCACGTTGTGTCCCACATTTGCCCGAACCAGCCGCCAATCGCGGTGATCGCCGGCTGCACCAGGTCGTAAATGGTGCTGGTGAACTGGTTCCAGGTCGCAAGCGCCACGTCGCCGAAGGTCACCTGCTGCCCGCCGGCCTTGTTGATTTCGGCCGTCATGCCGGCCACCGCCGCCGTGCCGAGCCCCACCGCCGCCGCCACCGGCCAGAACTTGGTCACCAGCCCAGCGGCCAGGTTGCCAGTTTCCTTGAGCGCCTTGCCGAGCCCGCCCTCTTCCGGCCCATAAATCGTTGCCAGCTGCCCGCCCTGCTGCGCCAGCACCATCAGCGGGTTCATGCCCCCGGCGAGCGACACACCGATATCGTTCAGTTGGAACAGCAGGTTCTTCTGCTGCATGGCCGCGGCATTCGAGCTGCGCGCCAGCATGTTTGCGCCAACAGCCGCGCGCTGCATGCCGGCACTGGCCCGGTCGCCCGCCTGCGAAATCGAACGCGCCGCGGCGTCGGCCTCGGCCTTGACCTCGGCAAAGCCCTTGGCGCTGTTGTTTCGCGCGCTGATGCGCACCATCAGGTCGTTCACTGGCTTCGCTCCTGCGCTTTTGCCTTTATCCGGGCGAATGCGGCGAAGGCCTCGTAATCGTCGAGGCTCATCGCACGGATCTCGTCAGGGGTTTTCTTCAACCGATCCGCCAGCCGCATCACATTCAGCAGCCACGGATCGGCCATCAGTTTTTTTCCGCGTCGGTCTCTTTCACCGGCACGCGCACGATGCCCATCTGCATCATCACCCGGCCGAGCACGTCCGGGTCGGCCACCTCGAGCAGTTCCGGCACATCGGCGCGGCGGAACAGCGGATTGCCCTGCGCGTCACGCGCCAGCAGCACGAACAGCTCGACATTCTGCCGCACGGCATCGCCGCGCACTTCGGCCGTTACTGCCGCTGCCTTGCCGACATCGCCCAGCGTCGGCGGATGGTGGTGGATCACCAGCGGCCCGGCCTCGTCGCCCCATTCGGGCACCACCACCTGCCGCCATTCGTCGCGCTTGCCATGCGCCTTGACCCGGCCCAGAACGCTGCTCATCAGTTTGTGCCTTCCGTCAGCGCGCCCGAGCCCTGGAACTGCGCCGAGAACGGAATGATTTCGCCGTTCTGCAGCTGGCCGATTTGCCGCTGCGTCACGATCCCGGTGCCCGAATATTTCTTGGTGCCGGTGCCGGTGCCGAGAAAGTTGAACACCAGGCTCAGGCTTGCGCCGGCGATGATCACCGCCTGCCCATTGGTATCGCCGGGGTAGTAGTGCCCCTCCACCGATGCGGTCCAGCTGGGCAACGCATCCGACTTGTAGGTGCGCGCCGTGTCGCCGAGCGCCGTGTCCTCGGCCGTCCCGACAGTCTCGGTTACCGTGAACCCGGTGATTTCGGCAATCGTGTCGCTGCCGATCTTCACCACACCGGAATTGCCGATGTAAGTCGTCATTGTCGTGTCCTTTCAGGGTAAGCGCCGCCATCCCCCGGCAGGCCGGCAGGCTGGGCAACGCGGCGATGTTTGAGAGCAGCCCCTATGCCGAGCCCGTCGAAGCGGGCGGGCGAATGCGCAGGGCTCAGGCCTTCACGGTCGGCACGCTTTCGGCGGTCCGATAGGTCAGCGGGATCAGCATGCGAATGCGGCCCGTGGCGCTTACCGCGCCCTCTCCCGGTTCCGGCAGCTCGATTGCGGTGATCGGCGCGCCGATATTCATCAGCAGCGCCCGCATCGTGCCATTGGCGGCATAGAGCGCCGCCTCGGCTTCGGCCGCCATCGCGTCTAGCACATCCTCGACATCGTTGCCCTGCGCCACGCCCTCGAGCAGCAGATTGCCGTTGCGCTCGATCTTGCCGATGGCGCCGAAATCGCCCTGCTCTTCGTGCAGCCGCACCAGCCATCCGGGCAATTCGCTGGCCGCCAGCGGCCCGAACCTGCCGGTAAACACATGCGCGCCCGTGGTCGCGAGGCCGGTCAGGTCGGTCACCGCCGCGTCGCGAATCTGCTTGCGGATATGGTCAACCATCAGAGCGCATCCCCCACCCGCACCAGCGCCATGCCGGTGCCGTCGCGCTCGATCGATTTGACCAGCAGCGACGCGCCGCGCACCACAATGCTGTTACCCTTCGCGCCACCCGCCGGAATATCGGCCTCGCGCAGCGTCAGGCTGCCGCGCGCGTTCAGCACGCCGCCATCGAAATCGAGCTCGTTGCGCACCACGCCATTGTCATAGAGCGCAGTGATCGTGCTGGGCGTCGCGCCCACCGTCCACACCACGCTCTCGCCCCAGTCGACCAGCATCGCCGCCCGGTCGGCCGCGCTTTCGACACTCATGCCTTGCCGCCCTTCGGCGCCACGGCCTTGCCGATCCTGCCCCAGCCATTGCGCTCGAAGCGCTCGGCCAGGTCGCGGTCGATTTCGGTCGGCTTGGCCGGCGCTTCGACAATGTCGAACACCGTGCCCGCCTCGTGCGGCAGCTCGCGCACCCACACATGCGTTGTCGCGGTAAACCTGTCCATTCGCGGTGCTCCTATCGCCTGCGCCGCCGCCAGCGGAAAAACAACCAGCCGCCAAGGCTCACGCCCAGCAGCATCACTACCCCCATGCCCGGCAGCACCTGGTCGACGCATTGGCGCAGCGCCGCATCGGCCATCAGCTTGTCGAGCACGCCGCCGCCGGCGGTGTAGGCGAAGTCATGCGCATCGCAGCACTTGGTCCAGTCGAGCCCGAACAGCCCTTCCGGCCAGAAATCGCAGCCATTGCCCGGCGGAATCTCAGCCATTGTTTCGCCCATGAAAAAGCCCGCCGAAGCGGGCCGGTCTTGTGGTGAGGTCACCCACAGATGCATCTAGGTTCGCAGTGGTCAGGCAAAGGAGAGGCCCAACGGGTGCCTATTGCCCTTGTGTTTTTCGTTCGCGTGGGTTTGCGGCTGAAACTGAAAATCGATTGGCAGGCCGGTCGCCTTGCTCAACACCGCCGAAATGCCTGTCGTGAGCAGGATCCACTTTGGGTCAAATTCCCAAGTGCCCTTACCGGTACCGGGGAACTCGGCTTCGAACTCCTCGTCAGTCATGATGTAGCGCACGTCTACATCGCGCCAATCCGAGCGCTCCAGAGCACTGCCGACCAGGTAGCAGCCGAAGCCACCAAAGGCCGCGTTGATGGGCTTGCACGCCAGCTCCAGGGCAAAACATGCAGGCGCCCCCACATAGGACACCTTCTTGCGCGGCACGGGCTCATCGCTCATCGGCTACCTCCTTTCGTGGTTCAGTCAGGTTGGGCCGTTTAGGCAGCCACCTTGCGCTGCGCATAGATCTTCTGCAGCAAGGCCAGCTCCTCGGGACTATCGCCGCCGCAGCTGTCACCGCATTCCGTATCGTATTCAGCCGCCTCTTCGACGAACTGAAGCTCAGGGGTTCGATGCACCTCAGCGACCAATTCGGCTACGCGGTCGCGCCGATCAAAAAAGCCAGCCGTCAGCTGCTCCTGCTCACGCCACCAGTCGGCAACGGCCGGATTGTCTCGAATGATCCGCTTGCGCAGGCCACGGCCTTTGAGAAAGCAAAGGTCACAGTTGCCCTCGTGCGGCTTCAGCTGCAGATCGAAGGGCTGACGCCGCCAAAACGCCATCACGTCCGGCTTGGTGATGCCGGCATCCGCGAGTGGGTACGCAACGCGCCGACCGGATTTCTTTGCGGCCGCCTCGCCGGTCAGAATACGCGGGCCTTCGTCATCCCTGAGCCCGATAACCTCGGCAAATGAGCCCAGCTCGCGACCGAGGCTGGCGTTGAACGCATGCATGGCCTTCACCTTAAGGTAGCCAGTGCACCAACGCTCTTGCCAGTTCGGCAGCCGTTTCTTGCTGGCGATGAGGGCAGCGAAGGGCTCACCTCGGCGCGAGGCACTGTTGAAGCCAACTTCCTCAAATCCCGTCTTCCCGGGCCGCCACTCAACCCAATGGATGCTTACGCCCCATCGAGAGCCGCATTCGTGCACGAAGCGCAGCGTCTCCTCGCGTTCTTTGCCGGTGTTTGCGAAGGTCACGACAATGTCGTCTGGCAGGCTGCCGCCGTGCGCTTGGACGATGCGCCAGAGCATGTATGCCGAAGTGCGCCCGCCAGAGAAAGAGATCGATGCCGGGCCGAGAATGAAGAACGGGTCGTCAATCATACACCCCTCCATAAATGGCCCCATCTATCGCAGCACGGTCCATTTACCGCCAGCCGCTACACTCACGCGATATTCAGGAGCGACCGATGGGCCGGCCACCCCTCATGATGATCCGCACGCATATCAGCTTTCCGCCAGAAACGCTAGACCGTCTCGACCGGATTGTGGGTCCGAAGGGCCGGGCGGAGTTTGTCCGCCAGGCCGTCGCTCGCGCCCTCGACGCCTACGAAAGCGCCGAAAAGATCAAGGCCGATCTCGACAAGCGCAAGCGATAAACGGCCCCATATGCATCTAGGTTGGCCGTCTCTCCGGCCTGTCTCGTCCATACCTCAGACGTTGCAGTCGGTGCCCGGTCGCCGACAACCCTACTCACCAGCTCCACGTCCACCGTTTTTCCTGATCTCGCCTTTCGGCTCACAGAGGGGCTATGTGCGCCCCCGGCATCCGCTTCAACGCTGGCTTTCGCTCGGGATGGAAACTCCGTTTTGGGCTTAGGGTGATGTCTCTGCCTGCTGCATCATCTCAGGGGCACTGAAGCGGCGACGAAACGGGCCACGCTCACCGCGTTGATAGCGGCGCCGGTCCTCTCGCGTGTGAAATCCGGCCAGATCGCCATCCCATTCCTCGCGGTCCCACCAAATCCAAACTGGCTCTTTTTGCCCAGGATATTCAGGCTTCCATTTCGCCATTGGAGCACTTCCTTTCGTGGTTAGGGCGGGGGCGTCAGATTTCGTCCGGCACCCAGCTCAGGCCACGGCTCGCTAGGATCGCATTGCAATGGTCGAGCGGCGCCACGTTGCCCGA